TCATGACTCCAACTTTCTATTTTTTTAAAACGTTCAACGGTATTACGCATACGAGGCCAAAGTCTTTTATCATTTGTTTGGAGTTTTAAAGAAGCTTGACGTCTTGATCTTCCATAGTGTTCTTCTTGATATCTACAATTTCTACATATTTTATTTACAAGCTTTAAAGGATCATCAGGTGTAAGCATCTCTTCACGCATATGATTCAATGTTTCATCTTTATTAAAATAATCTTTGCAGCTTACATCTTTAATATTTGGACCATACGGTTCACCAGTATCTGGATCTGACTCTTGAGCCCAAGAACAAGGAAGGAATTGACCATTAGTGGATGTGTATATCATTTGGAATGGTGCACCACAAAACCAAATCTCTTGATTTTTAATTTGATCTTCTAAAAGAGGAAATTTTGTAAACCATTCACCTGTGTCTACCTTTCCACCGCCAAGGTATTGGTCACCAGGACCACCTTGCGTTAATTTTTTATCCATTATCTATTTTCTGGTTTTATATAATACTCTTCTAATTCTGGAAATACATCAAATAAGTGTAGTTCCCATCTTGTTCCCGTGTAATACTCATCAGCCTTTAATAAATAATCAAATGTGTCTTGTATGTCTATATCATCAGCAGGCATACGAAGAGCTTCTTGAATATCTGGCCAACCTTCATATTTAGGGAGTAAGTCATCTTTTAATTTTTGTGGTAAATTATTAGTTCTTAAATGTGTTGGATGTTCTAACATAGCCCAATTTACCATATTAACTTTATCTTTACCTTCATCTAAACACCAATCAATCATTTCATAAAATCTTAATACACTAAGGAAAGAAACTAATCCATTAAAGTCAACATCAACATTATCATACTTATTACAAATATCTACATTGTCTACAATCTTATCCCAGCTACATCTTCTTCTCATGTATTCAATAACTGGTCCGATGCCATCAATAGATCCAACCATAGAAACAAGTCTAAAGTGAGGAATATAATTAAAGATGTTATGTTTACCAGCTTTTGTCTCTGTCAAATTAGTTTGATATTTAACTATGATATGTTTAGCTTGATCGATTTCTATTAATTTATCTAATAGTTCATAGTGCTTCTTCATAATAAGAGGTTCACCACCAATAATTTTTATGCTTCGTATATATGGAGCCATCTCTATAGTTTGGTCCACCATAGATTTTGTATTAGATATAGGAAAAGTTTCATTATGTATTGGTATCATAAATGTACCATCTGCTTCTTGTGTTATATCAGGTTCATTCAATATTTCAGTTTTATCTCTTGTTACCCAATCAAAAAAGTCTTGAGTTTCTTGGGTTAATTCACCAAATACTGAATCATTCCATACACCTTCATGAGCAACCTTTTGGCGAATTGTTGAATTTGCATGAGTACACATATAACAATCTAAGTTACATTCGGAACCATAAACTTTTAATTGAACCTCAATTATTCTTTCATCAAAGGCAAATAGACCACTTGCTTTAAATAATTGAGCAGCACGATCAACCTTTGGCCAAAATGAAGAATCATTAGTATGTATTTTCATACATGCTGTACGTCTTGATTTACCATAACGTCTCTCATCACTTACACATCGTTCACAATACTTATTTACATTAGGAAATTCTTTTTCGTTTGGATCTAACATTTCTTTACGAATACCATTTAGAGCTTCGCTGTTTAACATCCAATCTTCAATTGATGTGTTGAGTACATTAGATTTACCATCAGGTTTACCGAAACAACATGGTTGATAATTACCATCTATCTCCATGTATAACTGAGTAAATGGAATATCACAAAAGAATATTTCTTGGTCTTTGGCTTGTTGAGCAATTGATCCATGTTTAAGTAAGTCTGGAATAACTCTTATATCTCTTTTCTTACGGCCATCCTCAGAATGTGTTTTAAGAGGCTCTACAAACCAAGCATCGGTATTTACGTGACCTGCTGTAGACGTATCGCCAGGTCCGCCCTTTGTCATATATGTTGGAAGTTCTTTATTGTGGTCTTTCATATTGTTTATCATCCTTTGGTAAAAAAGAAACATCTCCTTGTTGATGTTTCAAATCTGCTTTTTGATATTCAGTCATCAAAAATTCTATTTCATTGTAAGCCCATGTCGGTTCATATAAAATATCAATCTCATCAACTACTGAATGCCATTTAATAATTTCATATAATCTAGCAAAAGCTACTATATTTTTTTCAATTGTACTATCGCCTTTCACTTGATAATCAGCGCACATAGAAAGCATTATCTTTACATTATATCCAGCTTTAGCCCAATGTACTGCAGAATATCCTCTTGATAATGCTACACATCCACATGTATTACAACCTGCTATAAAAATATCTGTTATATTAACATCTTTTTCCTTTGCTATTTCTATAATATCTTTATAATCTAACTCTTTATCAGCTGGAGAAATGGTTACCCATTTATGTAGACCATCTGCTTTTGTCATCAACTCCAGTTCCCATGTTTTTTTATGATGTGCATCATAGTGATGAGAGGATATAATCAAAGATGGCTCATCATGATGACCAGATGCTCCAGAAAATAAGAATTGGTTTAAATAAGAAAATCTAAGATTATTCATATAGTTATCACCCAAAGCTGGATGACCCTCAAAGTCAATCAATAATATTAATCTTCTATCTTCCATAATATATTAAACCCAATTTATTACTGTTTCTGGCTCCGGTTTTTTATCATCAGCACTATCTATATCATTTAACCATTCTCTTCGCGACTCTTTACATTTTCCAATTGTCACAAGTAATAATGGACATTCTTTTACAAAATCTAAGTCTTCCCAATCTTTCATATCAATTGAAAAACAAAGAATGCATGAGGTATCTAAGCCTTCTTCTAAAGCGAATGCAGTTAGGTTAGAATAAAACATACCAGTTTCTATTAACGCACACATTTGACCATTGATTGCATCATTATCCATTTGCTCATAATAACCACCACCTTCTACATGTCTTTTATATAATGGATTTGGCTCGCAAATTCTTTGTGACATAACTATAGTATATGGTGCAGATGCCAATTGTTCAAATAATTTATTGTTACTCGTGGCAGGATGGACATAATCTTTATTCTTTTCATTCATCAATACATCATTAACTTTAGTTTTTTCCCATATTGAAGTTTTTTCTGCAGTTTTATCTGGACCTAATACATTTACATGATAGGGCATAAAACTATTTTTTGAACGAGTAACTTTCCAAGTATTCCATAATATTTTTTCTATTAATGCTTTATCAGGAACTTCATCACTCCATTCAATTACGTGTTTACTCTTACTGAGTAATTCTAATTGGTTCATTTTTTTCTCCTTTTAAAAAACGTTTTATTGCTTATTGCTTTTAATAATCCTTCCCATCCACCTTCTTTTGGATTCAATATTATTTGAACCCAATATTTGTCTTTTGTACTTTCCCAATTGACTGTATGCCAATGGTTTGGACCATTATGTAAAATAGGTATAACGTTACCATTTTCATCTTCTCTATATTCATGCTCATAAACAATTTCCTCATGCCTATCTTTATTTAAATATTGTAACTTATAATTACTATTTTCCGATATTTCAAATGGAAATATTAAAACATATCCACTATCAATATGTGGTATAAAATCTACATCGCCATTTTGTACACTTAAGTAAGCACGTATTTCGGCTTTATGCTCACCTGATTCTATTTTGGCTGCGTCAAGTACTCCAACCCAATCCATTTCACCCGTATGAAATAAGTCTTCATTAACTATATCATATACTGGATGCTCTTTTGGTATTCTATGATGTGTAATACCTTCATACCATACTTCGCCTATTGGCTTTTCTTTTAAAATCTTTTTATAAAAATCTTGAACACTATCTACTACTCCAGTTATTTGTGGCATTTCTATACAATAATCTTTATGCCAACCTTTTCCCGTAGTTTCAAGAAAATGTGGTTTAAGTTCAGGGAATACTTCCAGCAAATTCATTTGCCACTTCGTTCCCTCATATGAACTATCCATATCTATACAGTATTTATATAATTCTACAGGATTAAAGTCAGGATCTGCTGGTAAACGAAGAAGATCTGCAATTTCTTCATAAGGTGGAGTATTTTCATATATAGGAATTAATCTATCTTTTATATCTTGTGGCAAATTGTTTGCTTTCATTTGACTTGGCATATCTACTGGCCACCAATTCTTCAGATATGTTGGGAATACTGATGGAATTTCGTGTAAATGTAATACACTAAAAAATGTAACTACAGAATTTATATCAATAATAACATTTGGAAATTTAGAAAATATTTTTATGTTATCATATATCTTCCAATAATCAGATCTTCTTCTAATATAATCATTATATCCTTCAATTCCATCTAAAGATACAACTACTAAAACCTGCCAAAAATGTGGTATATACTTAAGCACATTATGTTTACCTACTTTTAATTCTGTTGCATTCGTTTGATATTTTAATTGTATATTTTTGGCTTCATCTATTTCTATTAACCTATCTAATAGTTCATAATGCTTTTTCATAATAAGAGGTTCGCCACCAATGATTTTTAAATTATAAATGTGTGGAGCAAGTTCTATGATTTGATTATTAATTTCATCTACTGGTTTTTTCCTCATAGCATTTACAGATTTTTCGCGAGCATTTTCTTTATCACCCCATACGACATCATTCCATACATCGTTTTCAAATGCCATTTTAGTTCGTATTGAAGAACTCATATGATGACACATATGACAATCTAAGTTACATTCTATACCAAAAGATTTTACTTGTATTTCAAGAATTCTACCTTTAAATTCATATCCTTCACCTCTTTTAGTTCTTGCAGCACCTTCGAGAACATGTCGCCAAATTTGTTTTTCATTTTTATAAATGCTATTAGCTATTAATCTTCGTGAGGTTAATTTTTGACCCTTCTCATCATTTATGCATTTCTTACAATGATGATTAACAAATTCGTAATCAGATTGTTA